GGGAACGTCTACGAGGGAGTCGTTGCCTGCACCAGCGGTGACCGACAGGTTGTTCGGCGTCCAGTTATTCCCGTTGCCACTAGTGTCCTTCCCTAATGTGGTCGCGGTGTTGCTGCTGTTGTCCGCGAACTCCAGGTGAAAGCCGTTGGTGCCGTAGCTGCCGGTGTATGCCTTAGCTACAAGCTGGCCGGTGGTGGCGTCGGTTTCGGTGAAGCTGCTGGGGGTTAGCGCTTGGCCGTCGATGAAGTAGATGTCGGCTAGGTAATGGTTTGCCGCCGAAGCTGGTAATCCTCCATCATCGGTGCGGCTGCCAATGGCGTGGATCACCGTGTTGTTAAAATCTGTTTGAAAGTCCTGCGAAGGATAGGTGCCAGATAGCGTAATCTGCAAGCCATTCACGTAAATTTTTACTCTATTTGAGCTGGTTACTTGAGTTGTATCGTAAGCGACCACTAAGTGAAACCAGGCACCAGGATCTCGAAAGACTTGGGCTGAAGTAAGATTTACACTTGTTGCGCCACCATGTATAACGCTAAGGGTGTCCGTAGAGCTATTAAAATAAAATCCTCCTCCAGGCTGGCCGCTTAGGTTTCCAGTGCCAGCACTAGCAATTGATTGGCGCGTAGCAAATACGCATCTCTTTATCCAGCCAGACCAAGTAAATGTACGGCGGTTGCCAGCAGATGCGGGGGTGCGGGACAAGTAGGCACTGTCACTACTGTTGAAGCGCAGGCTCCTAGAGATACCCCCTGCGGCAGCGGCAGCGACAGTACGAAGCAGGAGCGGGTTAGCGGAACCGGGGACCAGCATCAGCTCAGGTTGGTGATCAGGGTGGCGGTAATCTGCGTGGAAGACTGCACCGCGTAGACGATGCAATCACGAGCGTTGGCAGCGGTCGTCAGCGTCGGCGCGGTACCGCCCGTGAAGTCCCACTGCGAGCCATAGGCTAGCGTCCGACTACCGGTGCCATCCTGCGTGATCCAGATCGCGCCGCTTTGCCCTGCTGTCAGGTTGCTTGGGTTGGCCAGGGTCCTGTTGCCGCCCAGCGTGACGCTGAAATTATTCGCCAGTGCGAAATCTGCCGTGATCGTCGAGCCGTCGGTCAGTGCCGAGATCGTGCCCCTCTGAGCAGCGGTGAATGTCTGCGCTGTGGCCAGTGCCGCAAAGCTCGCCCATGACAGCACGCCGCTGCCGTTGGTGCTCAGCGCCTGTGAGCTGCTGCCGTCCGTAGCGGGCAGGGTCCAGGTGACATTGCTGCTGACCGTGGCAGGTGCCTGCAGCGCGACCCAGTTGCTGCTATCAGAGTCCGCAAACCGCAGGTCAGACTGAGCGTTGAGCGTGATGTCACCCGTAAAGGTTGCGCCAGACAACGCGGCCAGACCAAGGTTGGCGACGGTCACATCACCGATCGTGATCCATGCGCTGTTCGCACCGTTGCGCAGCTTCAGCAGTGGGTTCGGGCTGGCACCTGTATCAATCCAAAGCTGATACGCATAAGTGGTGGTCGGTGCTGCAGAGCCGGAGTTCTGACTGACGACCGCTGCAAGGATCGTGTTCAGCTCAGCGCGAAAGTTGGCGCCTGACTGGTTTGCAATGTTGTAGTCAGTTGCCTGTGCCATTAGGTGATCTGCCTGCCGTGACCGACGGCCTGGTAGTCAAAGGTCTTGCTCACCATGCTACCGCCACTATTGCGGAAGGTCACTGTAAAGCCAGTTCTGCTGATACTGCCGACCGTGAAATAGTCACCCGTCGCCATGTCCTGCGCGGTGATACCCACGCTTGGTGTGCCGTAGAACGCTGTCGGGAATGTGACCGCATACGCTCCGGCGCCGCTGCTTAGGTTGCGCTGCTGCTCTGTGCGCCGCTCAAATTGCGTGATCACGCCCAGTTCCTCGATCACCACGTTCTGCGCCGCGTTGGTGGTAGTGGCCACAACCTTGAACTGGAACCCGCGCCCACGGTGGGTGTTGTTCACAAACGGCTGCCAGCTTGCCCAGGTCGGCGTGCCAGACGGGTTGTCGCCAGTGGTCCTGACGAACAGTTGGCAGTTAGCCGCGCCAAGGTCATCGCCGTCGATGTCATCCCACAGGTCAATCAGGTCAAGGCGTTCGTCCCATGTGTTGCCCGGCTCGTAGGCGCGTGTTTTAAGGATCTGCTGCAGGCCAAGGTCGTAGGTGGCGCCAAGGTCCAGTGTTTCGTAAAACTGGTAGCTGCCTTCACTAGCTGAGCCGCCGATGTAGTCGATCAGGCCCAGGCCGTCCCAGTTGTTGTCGGTGGCCATGTCATCAACCAGCTCATCAGCCGCCAGCACCAGGCCCACCTCAGCCTCGTTGTAATACAGGTTCGTGCCGGTGCCATTGAACGGCGGGCTGTTGTCTTCCTCTCTGTATTGCTGCACCAGCAGCAGGTCCTGAGGAGCGGGCAGGTCAACCACGACTGTTGCCACACCTGACGACTCATTCCCGAGCGAGTCAAAAGCGCGGATGAAGTAAGTGCCCTCAAGCAGTGGCACGATCTTGCGGGTGCTGCTGCCTGCAACGGCTGGCACGATGTCGTTCGCCTTGCCCCATGTCGCCGTGACATCTGTGATAGGCGTGTGCCTGATGCGGATCTTGCCGCCGATCTTTACGTCTAGGTCAACCGCCTGTGGCCAATACAGCTCAGCCGTGTGCTCGTCGATCGGGGCGATGAACAGGTCAGGGATAGTGGCGGGTGGTGCGGTCTTGCCGATCGCGTCGAAGGTCTTGGCTGCCGGTGTCGAGCGCTTGCTGTTGATCGCGCCCAGTGCTGTCACCTCGATCTCGTAACGGCCAACGTCGCTGTTGCCAATCTCAAAGTCAACCGAGCGGGTCGTATTTACCACCCAGTTGCCGTTGTTGTAGCGGTAGCGCACCTCATAGCTGAGAGCACGAGCAGCAGCACGCCAGCCGATGATCAGCTTCGACAGCACCTGCCCGTTGCTTTCGTACAGCACCTCATTGACGCCTAGGTTGGTTGGCGTTTCGGGCGGTTCGTTCAGGTCTGATACGTCGCGCTGGCTGAGAGGGATGTCCCGCTCGATGTAGTCATATTTCGTTGCATTATGAGCAACGGCTGTGACAGCAAAGGCGTCACCTTCTTCTTTAATCGTCAGCACCCGCCACGTTGACATCGCAACAGTTGAATCGCCAATGGTCCACGGCGCACCAGCAACAGGCGCTGCAGTCAAGACGGTGCCAGTGCTGACTGAGTTGCCCACAAGCGTTGAGCCTGCAACTACAGCCAAGGTGCCATCAGGCAGTAGCACGTTCAGGGTGAAGTTAGGTGGTGGGCCGCTGGGGAACAGTGCAACGTCATCGCGGTCGAGCTTGACCACTGTCGTTGTTGAGCCACTTGTGCAGCGGCCGGAGCGCACCACACCAGCACGCACAGGGTCGCCAATCTTGATCAGGTCACCAGGCCGCACCGTGATGCCTGCGGCGATGTCCGTCTTAAAGCTGACGACCTCAGTCTCGTTCTGTTCGGTATACAGCAACCATTCGCCAACGCGGCGGGCTTGGTTCTGGCTGGTGCAGGCAAACGCTGAGATCTCTGTTTTGACGACACCGAACTTGTTGATTCCCTCTTTGTCTTCGACCACCTCATAGGCAAGGTCGCGCAGGTTCATGTCGAAATACTGCACAACAGCAACGGTGTGCCGTGTCTTCAGGCTGCTGCCGCTGTAACTGAACCCTTCCTCGGTGACGTTGGTCTGGTTGAAGATGTAGCTGTAGTCCTGCGGCCGGTCCTGCGCGATCTCAAGCGTGCCATTAGCCCAGAACGGCATGGCGCGAAACACTGAGCACAGATCGCTGATCAGCTTGAACGCTTCCTGCTGCGTCTGAATAACGACGTTGCACGAGAAGCGCGGCTCCTGGCCTGTCTTCCCATCAGAGACCACCTCGGTGCAGTATTGACTAGCGGCAAGGAAGCTCCACTTGTCAAGTTGTGCCGCGTCGATGTGATCACCAAACCCGTACCGCTTGCTGGTCAGCAGGTCCCACAGGATCCACGCGGGGTCTGTCGTCCACTGTGCTGCACCAAAGTTGCCTGACCATGTGCCCGCATAGATCAGACGGCCGTTGGTCTGGTTGACGGTGGCATTGCTCGGGATGCGCACCTTGAGGCCACGCAGGCGATATGAGCGCGAGGGGATGCTGTTGAACTGTTCAGCGCTGAGCTTGACAGCGAACAGTGCGCTGCTGGGATAGGTGGTTTTGGCGTTGATCTTTTCGGTGTAGTCGTACCAATAAAAGTCGCTGTTCTCTGTCTGCTCACCTGATGGTGCAGCATCTGCATTGACACGCACGACGCGAATGTCAACCGGTGCTGCTGCAGTTAGGTCGATGCGATGGATGCGTTGATACAGATCAGCCGTGCGGCCCTTTATCTCACTTTCAACAACAGTTGAGAATGGTCCACCGCTGTATGAAGTTTGAATCCTGTATTGAATGACAGCGCCTTCGACGTCGCCGTTGTTCTTGAAGATCTGAAGTGCAGGCGTGCCGATCGTGACGCGCACAGCGTTGACATCAGGGTCAGTGATCGACCGCGTAACAGGTGATGCCTGTGTGACCTTGGTGTTGACAACACTGGTGCTCTGGTTGGCGTCGCCTACGTTCTGGGTATAGGTCTGATTCTGCGTGCCAGTGCGAAACTCAAAGACGCCGCCAGTTGTGTCGAAGTTGTAATCAGAAGCCTGAACGGCAGACGGGTTGGCAGTCGAGCGAAGGATCGGCGTGTTGTTGAGATAGACATCTTTCAACATCGCAATGTTGTATTCCGTCGTGCCCAGCGTGTAACCACGAGCAGATGGGAATCCTTCGATCTCGCCTTCACAGAGAAGGTCAATGATTCGCGCTACCTGACGTGAATCGAGGTTGTCCTTGGTGACATTTGCACTACCGCCACCACCACCGCCGCCACCCTTGCCGCCACCACCGCCACCGCCAGCACCAGCGATCAAACGCTTCGTCATGACGTGACCTCTTCAGTGTTGATACCAGCCGAAACGACAATACTTCCAGTAAACACCTCGCCGTAAATGATTGGCACAGGCACGCCCTGACGCGAGACGTTCTGAATGCCGCTGAAGCTGTACGACTTACGCGGGTCGTTGTCACCGTCGGTGCCCTGATTGATCGTTGGAGTAGGGGTCAACATTTGAGCGATACCACCCAGAACCAATGCAGCGCCTAATCCGCCGATTGCAGATGCAGCGGTACCACCAATCAAGCCAGCGCCAAGTCCAGAAATACCAAGGAATCCACCAGCGGCAGGGCCAAGGAAAATTGCAGCGGCGACCAGAGCGATGCCAGCCAAAATCTGCCCTGCACCCTCCGCACCAGCGATCACCGGGACAATCCTGATCGGCTCTTGGCTGGCAACAGGAAAGTGCAAATGCTCTGGATGGTCAACTAGGTCAAGCTGATTTCTGCCCACGGTGACCTTGTAGTCGCCCTCTGACAGCACACCACGCAGGTCAGGGAAGTTGGCAAGTAGGAACCGGATCGCCTCGGCCGGTGTCTTCACAGCAGCCTTGAAACTGCGCTGCCCTAGATGCTTTGCCAGCTTGCCGTAAACCTTGATGACGCGGAACATCTCAACACCTGCTCCTGTGCCTGACGATCAAGCCTGTGCTCTTCTGATAGTAGCCACCCCAGATGTCACGGCTACTGAGCCGCCCGCGCAAATGGTGCAAGATGCGCTGCTCCCCCACATACACAGCGACATGATTCAGGCCTGGTGACCCATCAAGTTGCATCAGGATCGCGTCGCCATGCTCAGGCTCATTGATGCCATGGTCTTCAAAGCCTGCCTCAGCAAAGCACCGCTCAAACATGGGGGCATTGTGAAACTCAAGCAGTGACGCAGGCCGCTCCCAGTCGGGCAGGTCAAGCGCCATCTCCTCCTTGTACCAGTCCCGCACCAGCGTCCAGCAGTCGCTCACGCCCCACACCCATTCCCGCCCGATCAGCGGCGCCTGGTAACCCTCTGGCTCGATCTTGCACCACATCTCAGTGCCAGGGTTGCAGATGTGCCAGACCAGCCCGGACTTTTCGCAGGCCATACGATCGGCTTGGCTTGGCTGCGCAGGTGTCTGCGGGTGGCTATGAAACACGGCGATCACCTCGCCAGCATCCTCTGCAGCGGCGTAATCGTCAGGGTCAAGGATAAAGAAGTCCTGAGCGGGTGCCAGGTTCTTGCATGGCCAATACCGCTCGCGGCCTTTGATGACGACGACCAACCCGCAGGCCTCGCGTGGTGCATCCTTGAGCGCATGTTCTAGCGCGTAGTGTTTCCAGTGTGTCATCCGTAGAACGTACCAGCGCTTGGGAATGATCCAAAGGGTAAGTCGTTGAACTCACCAAAGCGTTTTCTGCACGAGCTGATCCGCTTACCGCATACATCACGCAACGGGTCAACGGTTCCGGTCTGCACAAGAGGCTCGACAGCGCTGGCGTAACTGGAGTTCCAGAGCGGCGTGTTTGCGCCGGTGGTAACGATGAGTTGGCCGGTCGTCGTGATGCTCAGCCGGTTGTTGCTGTTGCCGCTGACGCCAGTGATCTCATACTGCGGGCCTGCCTCCGTCAAGGTGCCCAACGTGGGGTGATTATTCCTGAATGGGTTGTTGCTGCTCAGGGTCTTGGGCAAATTGATTACTTCGCCTTGATAGTAACTACCAGTGGAGGAAACAAGACTTTGGCTTTGTATCAAATTCCATGCGTATGGTTGGCCGCTGTAACTGTTTTCGCTAGTCGGGCCAGATTGGAAAACGAACTGTACTGTGATCGTGCGACCGTCAATGTTGAACGTCTCTGTCTGCGTGTTGGTCAGTCCTGCGCTAGCAGGCGATGATCCGACGCACTCCCAACCAAAGCCACCAGAGCGGCCGGTCTGGACATCGGTTGGATACCAGCCAAGGAATGCCAAACCCGTTGGCGATGCGGTGCCGACTGTATTGCTGGCCCAGATAGCGCTGCTGCCGTTGTAGATGACAAGATTGCCATCGGCCTGCATTGTGATCCGCCAAGTGCCGTCACCACGGTTTGTTCCGGTTTGCCAGACAGGCACGTTCGCCTTGTTGTAGACCACGAAGTTGCCATCAGCCTGCATGAGTGCCCGATACCAGCCGTTCGACGAGACGATTGCGTCGCCTTCATTCAGCGTTTCGTTGACGTTGAGCTGAGCGCCAAATGCGGTTGAGTTAAAATTGGTTGCAGGTGTGGCCCCCAAGGCATTGTCATACTCATCAAAGTAGTTGCTGCCTGTGTAACCGCACTCAGCACTGCGATATTTCCACTGACAGATGTTCGCGATCACCTGCCGTTTTGGTGCACGCACGCCAGCAAGGTCGAACACTGCCGCCAGCTCAAACTCGACAACATCCCTGTTCTCAACTGACTTGCGATCGATGTAATAGATCTCGCGTGGCATTTCCTCGTTGGCCGGTGTGCCATAAGGGTTGACGCCGCCCGCAAAGTTGTCAGGGTCAAGGAATCTGCTCAGCGTGCGGATTCTGATCACCTTTGCTCCTGTCAGGTCGTTGCCAATCGTGAATTCGTTGACGCTCAGCAGCAGCGCTGAGATATTGCCGAGCAGGTTTGAGACGCGCACCTTCGGCCGTGGGAGCTGACCGGTGCCGTTGTACTCAAAGCCTTCCACCTCGATCGGCAGTGCCTGATATGGCTTACCCTTCCAGATGATGTTGCCTGTTGGTGTAGCTTGATTGGCACCAGGGTGGAAGTAAACGATCTCAGTCGTGCCGTGCAGCGAAGCGTCAAGGTGCAGCTCGAACAGCTCGATGATCGCGTAGGGGTTGGAGCTGAGCAGCTCCTGAAACATCTCGCTCATGGTTCAAACACCTGCACAAAAGTCGCAGTAATTGTGTTGTTGTTGTAATTCACCATTTCCATTGCCCATTCGCTGCAGATGTATTTACCCGCCGTACCACGAGGGGGTGTCCAATCAAAACTTTCAGCACCTGCACGCGCTTCAAGGAATGACAAGATATTGTCGCGATCAGTATCTGTGCGATTGGTAAAAGATAGTTGCCATGATTTTGCGTCAACATTCAATCCGTAACGCAAACGCTGCTCGTAGCCATCGCCAAATTGAACACGCCTGACACGCGGCTGGCTCTGCTCAGTAGCGCTGAAGCTGGGAACGTAGGTGAATGTGGCCATTACGCTAACAAGCCTCCAGGACGCTTCTGACGAATCAATTCTGCCTGCACAGCACCAGCAACAGCACGACCCAGAGCAGCGCTTTGTCCTTGATCACCTTGCACGCTGCTGCCCTTTGCGTCAACGTTCACGACAACATTGGTGCTGCCACCATTCTTCATCGTCACAGGGATTGTACGGCCATCAGGGAGGGGTACATACGCTTCTGGCTGGCTGCCTTCACCAAACATGGCAAGCTGCGGTGAATTTGCGATACCACCAGCGGCGTAACGCTTCAGCAACATTGGACCATTGGCGGTCATGACACCACCATCGGCAAAACCTAGAAACTTGCCAAGCGCACTTCCTGTTGGGACAAAAGTCTTAAGCAACTGGAACGTCGCAAAGCGGATAAGAATTTTTGACAAGTCCTGCAAAACAGAGCGCGTAAAGTCGGCAAAAGAAGCTTTGCCTGTTGAGACAAATTCAGCAAACTGATCGCTCAAACCAATAAATGCATTGCCCAAACTAGCGCCAAGATTTGCGGCCAAGTTGTCAGCGCTTTTAATTGTGTCAGCAAATGATTTTGCAAGTTGATTACCAAAGCCTTCTGTCGCCTTCAATGTTTCCATCAAGGCATCACGCAAGCGCTTGACAGCGGTGGCCAGTTCTTCAGACGTTAAAGTTTTTGCTGCACGCTCAATAAATTCGGCAATCTGCCTATTGATGTTTGCGCGTTCGCGATCTCTCTCGGTCAGCAATCTTGCGTTTTGTTCAGTTTGAAGAATAATCTTCTCAAGCTGAGCACGTTCTTCTGTCTGTGCTTTTGTGAATTCGAGATCCGCTTGTTGAAGGCGAACAAACAAAGTTTTCCTGTTGATTCGCGCTGTTTCAATTTCAAGGTTACTTGTGGCAAGCCTTGTCAAATACTCCTCGATTGTCATGCCATTCTTCAGGAGCTGTTGCCTGTTTTCTTTGAGATCTTTCGCCTGCTCCTCTTCGAATCTAATCTTTTGATTGGCACTTAATATTTGCCCAATAATTGGAAGAATCTGTTCGTCATATTCAAATCCTTTTTTCTTGGCTATCAAAATTAGCTCTTGTATGCGCAAGCTGCTATCTGCGAGTGCAGCATTTCTTTCTGACTTGCTAACCAGATCAGTCAAGCGAAGTACAGGCACCTTGGCCTCCTTTGCCTTTTGATCTTCGGTGATTCCGGGCAGTCTTGAAGGAGGCTCGCCTTGGCTTGTTTCAATTGCTTTTTGAGCAGCTTCGAGCGCACCCTTCTGCGCAATCAAGGAAACCCTGCGTTCTTCAAGGTTTTTTACAAAGCGGCGCTCGAATCCAGTTAGCGGCCTTTGCAGTCCAAGACGCTCGTAGCCAGTCAATTGTTTGTCGAGAACCGAAACCTGTTTTGAAAGATCAGCAATTTGTTCTTTTCTATTTTTACCCAAACCAAGGAACGCGTTAAGCTTCCTAATTGCTTCATCTATAACCTTGATAATGCCAGCAAATATATTTTGAAACGCCGCACCAATCGGCTTCAACAAGGTGCCAACGCTTTCGCTCAATCGAGCCAACGAAGTTTTTAGCCTGTCGCCAGCAGCGTCTGGACCATTGGCAATAATCTGCGCTGACTTCCCGTAACGCTCAAATAATTTCTCGGCAAAAAGTTGGAAATCCTGAAGGCTTACCTGACCTTTTTCAAGAGCTTTATCAAGCTCCTGTGGGGTCATGCCAAGCGATTCGGCAAACAAGCTAAATGCACCGGGCAGTCGCTCACCAATCTGCTGCCTCAATTCTTCAGCACTAACCTTGCCCTTGCTGAAGACCTGTGAAGTTGCTGTTAAAGCAGAATCAAGCTGCTCAAGGCTTCCGCCAGTACCCCTAATGCCAGAGGCGACACCAATGAATGCCTTCTCAGCATCACGAACATTACCACCAGCACCTTTGACTGATGCGGTGAGCTGCGTGAATTGACGAGTCAGAATGTCCTGCGGAATTGCAAGTGAACGGCTAGTGCGGTCAATGAAATTCAGTGCTCTTTGGTATTCCGATGCGTTCTTAGTTACAAGTTCAAGCGCTTGCCTTTGCTTCGAAAGTTCAGCAGCAAAAGTTGCAGTCTGGCCCAGGACTTGACGAGTCTGCCCAACACCAGCGCCTATGCCAGCGCCAACAATTGATCCAGGAACGCCACCGACAACACCACCCACAAGGGCACCAGCGGCTCCTTCAAAGCCGCCGAAGACACCTGCGCTAGCAACGGTGCCCGCAATTTGAGCGCCTTTGATTAGGCCACGCCCTCGACCTACGGGGGCAATTCCACCCCTCTGTCTATTTTGAAGTTCGGCTAATTGACGATCGAGACGATCAGCTTCTGCTGTTGCCTGCCTAAATTCAGCGCTTGCAATGTCAACGCTATTCGCAATCTCACGCCAAGCACTCGAATACCCTTTCAGGTTGTTAATGCTTTGTGTTGACGTTTGCTGAATCCTGCGAAGCTCTGCAGATGCCTCCTTGAAGTTAATATTTGTTGCAGCAGTTTGTTGCGCAAGATTTTTCAGACTGCCTTGAAGCCGTGTGAGCTGCTCACCGCCCTGCTCCTTGATCCGTACCAGCAGTTCAGTGACTTGGCTCATGACTTGCGCTCGTTCATGACTGTCAAGGCTTCTCGCTCCATGATCTGTACGCCTTCGAAAATGACGACAGGTTCCTTGACTGAATACAGTCTACAGAGAGACTCCAAACTAGGGTAGTGAAGGCCAGTCGCACCTGACATCCCAACGTTCCATTGCGTCTGCATGCGCAAGAACATCATCACGATGTCCCAGTTCTCTTCCCACACCCCAAAGTCACGCGCCTTTCGTTGAGACCGCAAATCCGCAATCGCCTCAGGCATTAAACCCAAGGCGACTAAATCATCTTCAGTTTCCTCATCCTCGCCACTCGCCCCAAAACAATGACGAGCAGCGTCCCTTAGTTTTTTTGTGAAGCTCCCATCACGCTGTCTGCATAAGCAGTAATCAGCGCACGCATCACGTAAGGATCGTCTGTCAATTCCTTTTTCGTCTTTTGAGTGAAAGGAATTTCTTTGCCGTCCTCATCAGTAATGCCCTCCCATCCTTCAACAATCTGATCAACCAAGGCATCATCGCCCTGCTCAACCAAATTATTAAATTCAGACCGGCTCATCTTTTTGAAGATCGCGTCAAACGTTTGCTTTTGAAATTTGCCGCCATCAATAGGTGTTTCCACCGTGACTGGCCATTTGTAAGACGCGACCTTTTTAAGAACGAAAGCCATGCGGATCAGGTGTAAGCGAGGGTGATTTCGTCGTTGCCCGAGGAGGTCGGGACGAGCGTGAAGGGCAGGTTCAGCATGACCACACCCTGGTCTTCAGCATACGCTGGGTTGCCAAGGCTGACGACAGACGAGGACAGGGTGATGATGTTGCCTGCCGTAGTGCCGTGAACCAAGCTCAGAGCACCAGTGGTGCCAGCCACAGCAGCAGCGAAGAAGTCCTTCGTGGCAAGGGTAGGAGCCTCAATCGCAAACGTACCAGAAGCGGCACGGTTAACGATCAGCACTTCCTTGTTGCTGTTGACCAGTTCCCGATACACAACCTCGTTGCCGATGTCTGCCTGGCAGCTCTGCAGTGCAAGAGCCGAAGACGAGAACAGGCTGAAGGTGGTGGTGTTGGTGTCGTTGAAGATCTGCGGTGCCGCCTGATTGGTGAAGGTCGGGGTCGGATCAGCAGTATCAGTAGGAGCGTTGTACTGACCAGTCATGGTGAAGTTGATCACCGGAATCTGGTTAGCAGTCAGGTTCAGGCTGAAGTTGCCCCTGCAACCGGTCACCTTGTGGCGAATGCCGTCGATCGAGAAGTAGATCGTGCAAGAGCTGAAGCTTGCGCTGACAGGTGCGTAGGTGACGCTGGTCGCAGCAACGACAGTCTCGCTGAATCCGCAAGCCTTCAACAGGGCGCCATAACGCGGTGCCGTGCCAACAGTGCCAGAACCTGCATACTCAACCTCGAACGTCACCGACACGCGAGTGTTAGCGATGAGCTGAGGCGAGTTGCCAAGGTAAGGACGAATCAGGTCCCGTGACAGCACGTCAGCTTCAACAGGCGTAATTTCCAGGTTGCGCACCTGAACGGCATCGCTGCCAGCCGGGCTTGAGTCAGTGCCGTATGTGGCCTCGATTTTAACGAGAACCGTCCGTTTCCGGTAAATCTTCCCGGCCATTGGTTACGTCTCCAGAAGGATCAGTTTCTGACAACAGTTTAAGCTCACCTGTCTCAACGTCAAAGAGGTAAGTGCCCCCGACGCCAGGATTGGGTACAGGCTTTGGTGTTTTTGCCTTAGCCATGAGATCAGCCTGTTGTGGTCAGGTCAGTGCGTCCGGAACGGTACATGACCATGTAATCCATACTAATCACCCCAAGCGGAATATCAGCTTCGTAAAGGCTGAAGTCAACACGATCAGGATTGATGTCAAGCGCATACCCGTTGCAAGTTGGATCAGACATGATCTTTGTGTGCACTTGCTGCGTGTAAGTGTCTGAATCGTCATCAGGTACATTGGCCCGCACCAGCACCGTCACCCGCACACGCAGTGTCCACTGAAGCTTGTTGTAGAACTCTTCGCTGGGTTGATCGTTGACAGGCTCGACGATGACAGCAGGGCACTCACCACGCGCCAGAGGCTCCACACGGCTCCTGTAGACCGTCGCACCTGTGATCGTGTCCAGATTGCTCTTGATGCGAGCCAGGATCAATTCGCGGCGCGTGTCAGCCATTAGGTGCAGGCCATAGTCGTAGTGATTGTTTCACCAGGATCAATTGCTGTCACGTTCAAACGAATGTAACGAGCCATGATCCCGTCATAG